GATCTCATTTGCAGTGGTTAAGAGTTGTCGTTTCTTCGGCTCCCTTTGCCGCTGTGTACGGCTATGGCCATACGGGCTACAACCCCGCTTCGGCCTCTTATGGGGTTCGTCCGGTCTTCCCGGTTGGTTAATTAAAATCGCGGGGCCTTGTGCCCCGTTTATATTTTTGAAAGGAGCTTCTAATCATGGAAGAGAAAATCTATAAAATTACCCTCGGTGACGGGACTGAGATTTCCAATCTTAAGCTGAACGGAAACAATTTCATTTCTACGGAAACGATCGAGGAATCTGTATTTGCAGATAACTGCTCTCCGGTTACTATCAGCGACGGAACAACCGAGACTGTTCATCCTAACATGGAACTGGTTCAGATCGTTGAGCAGATTCCTGGGGAATACTGGTTTGTCCTTAGAGATATTTCTGAGGAGGAATTTGCCAGAACCAAAATGCAGTCTGACATCGCCTACATTGCAATGATGTCCAATGTAGAGCTTTAAGAAGGAGGATCACCATGGAACATAGCAAGAATTACAGTAAAGTAAAGCTTTGGTACCGCATGAAAATGTGGAATGAGACCAAGGTTCGTAATGCGGTGAAGATGGGCTGGATCACCAAAGAGGAGTTCGCTGAGATCACCGGTAAAGATTACGAATGAGCGTTCTGTTAGGCGACAGGAAAGAGTCAAAATTCGAAGCGATTACGTACTCGATCGAGTTGCATGATATGCTGATACTCCTTATGCAGAGGGGATTTGGTGTTAAGGATGTGGACAGCTTTGTTCGGAAGAAGTACGCGTATGGAGAAATTTCAGAAGAAAACTTTGCCAAGTACAGAGAACTGATGCGGAGTTTCAAATCGAAAGTAAATCAGTGTGCTTCCTTGATAACGAGCAATGTTAGAGCGGCAAATACCATTTACCCACGGACAATGCACGAGTACGAGACCAGGAGAGATTACCAGAATGCGGCCATTGTAAATTGCGAGCAGCTCATCAATGAGTTACAACGGGTTGTTGAAATATTTGATGTAGATCTGAATTTATACAACCGGTATGTTAAAGCTATCGACCGAGAAATCGGATTGATAAAAAGGTGGCGTCAAAGAGACATGGCGATTAAGTCGCGGTTAGAAAAAGGGTAACATCTAAAAAATTGCGTCGTTTCTTCGGCTAACTTTGCCAATGTGAACAACAATGGCAATACGAACTACAACAACGCTTCGAACTCTTATGGAGTTCGTCCGGATTCTTCGATTAACCAACGAAGAAGGAGATGCTATCCGTTCCGCAAGGATAAATAATAAAGCCTAATACAATTTACTACGGTAAGTATTGTTATAACGGTGAATAGGTTATGAACTACGAGGAGATTGTCTGTGACGCCAATAACTTGTATAGGGCTTATAAGGTCTCTGTGAAGAGCAGCAAGTGGAAAGAATCGACGCAAAAATTTATGATGAATTTCCTGCGGTACATATTCGAAATCCAAGATGATCTAATAAATCGGGCACTTCAAAATGGACCAACACAAGAATTCGAGCTGCACGAAAGAGACCGGATAAGACCTATTACAAGCATTCAAATCCGTGATCGCATCGTCCGACATTCTCTGTGCGATGAGGTTTTACTTCCAGAAGTTAGGAAGCATATCATTTATGATAACTGCGCATCTATCAAGGGGCGCGGAATTTCACAACAGAGAAAACGATTCGAAATCCATCTCCACAAATACTACCAATTATACGGAAATGACGGTTATATTCTATTCGGTGACTTTTCAAAGTTCTATGACAATATTATCCATGAGATTGCCAAACGAGAGTTGCTGAAGCTGTTCGATGACGATGAGTTTATTGACTGGCTTTTAACGTTGATATTTAAGGGCTTCCAGATCGATGTTTCGTACATGTCTGACGAGGAATACGAGGCCTGTATGACCGATACTTTCAATAAACTGGAGTATCGGAACATTCCAAAAGAGAAGCTCACTGGCGAAAAGTGGATGGAGAAGTCTGTCAATATTGGAGACCAGCTTTCGCAAGTCATTGGAATTTATTATCCGTATCCCATTGACAATTATGTCAAGTATGTGCGTCAGCAGAAATTTTATGGAAGGTATATGGACGATTGGTACATCATGAATCCCAGTAAAGAAGAGCTTGAAGAATTGCTCGAAAACATCTGTGAAATTGCAGCTGAACTGGGAATCCATATCAATCGTAAGAAAACTAGAATCGTTAAGATTTCGAGCAAATACAAATTTCTGCAAATCAAGTACACACTTACAGATACTGGTAAAGTCATAAAACGAATAAATCCGGATCGAGTTACCGCCATGCGTAGAAAACTCAAGAAACTTGCCGTTAAGGTTGGAAATGAAGAAGCGGATTACGACAATGTCGAGAACATGTTTCGCGGTTGGATGGGAGGTCATTATAAGCTCTTATCCAGAGAACAACGAAAGAATTTAATACAGCTTTACGAAGACCTATTTAGTAAGAAAATCACAATAGTCAACAAGAAGCTGATTGTTTCTGATAGGTCTGCATGATTGCACATAAAGAAGGAGGAAAACGATGGAACCATGGTTTCAGGTTGTACTTACGATCTTTAGCTCAGTTCTTGCATCTTCTGGGCTGTGGGCCTATTTGCAAAAGAAAAGCGAGCAAAAAGATGTTAAAACAGAGATGCTTATTGGATTGGCACATGACAGGATCATGTATCTTGGAATGTCGTATATTGACCGTGGGTGTGTAACCCAGGATGAATATGAAAATCTGAGGGTATATCTCTATGAACCCTACGAACGTATGGGCGGGAACGGTTCAGCGAAGCGAATTATGCAGGAGGTGGACAAACTCCCGATTCATAAATTTATAGAGAAGGAGGAAGAGCACAATGAACATGAGTAACAAGACATATGATATCCTTAAGTGGATTGCTATGTATCTGCTTCCGGCTGCTGGTACATTATACTTTGCACTGGCTGGAATCTGGAGTCTCCCGTATGGAGAGCAGGTGGTCGGAACCATCACTGCGGTTGATACTTTCCTTGGTGTTATCCTTGGAATCAGTACATCCCAGTACAACAAGACTGCTGATAAAGAAAAATAATGAAAGTGTCATGGAGGACTAAACATTATGGCAAATCTGAATGTAAACAAAGTCATTTACGGGGGGGGATGTCCTTATCGATCTTACTGGCGATTCCGTCAGTGCAGATAAGATCCTCAAAGGTATTACTGCTCACGATAAGAGCGGTGCAAAGATCACAGGTACCTGTACTTTCGACAGCGATACTTCCGAGGATACTGCGGCTGTCGCAGAGATTCTCGTAGGAAAGACCGCGCACGCCCGTGGAAGTAAGCTTACAGGTACTATGTTATTAAAATGCATAAGAGGGCGTGTATCATACATTCCCTCTTATTTTTTTTTCAGTATGCGGGTTACGGTCGAACCAATTATTCTGTTTACAAACCTAGAATAGAAATCTGGAGGATTAAACATATGAATAAAACAAACGATCGTATTTCACCCGATGTTATTGCTGTGGATATTGAAAAATTATCTGCCATATTGTCTTGCGGTTGCGCTACAGCTCGAAAAATAGGCGAGCAGGCAGAGGCAAGAATATTCATAGGTCGTCGCGTATTATATTCGGTAAGCAAAGTTCAAAAATATTTAGAATCTATTGCTGAATAAATGATGGATGTTAGGGGCAATATTTGATATAATATGACTGATGAAATTTGTCGAATTGTTCCTAATAGCTTACAACGTGAGGCTTATGGAGGAGCAATCATGGCAGCAACAAGCAGAAAAGATTCAAAAGGAAGAAAATTACACACGGGAGAATCACAAAGAAAGGATGGAATTTATCTTTATAGGTATACAGACGCATACACTGGCAAAAGAACATCTGTATATGCGAATGATTTACCAGAATTGAGACGCAAAGAGAAAGCCATAGCAAAAGACATTGATGATAATATTCTTACGGATATTTCAACAAAGAATCTAACATTAAACACTCTGTTTGAAAGGTATCTTGGTATCATTGTCATTGATGATGGAACGAAAATCAATTATCAAAATATGTGGAACATCCATGTTCGAGATACGATAGGAAATATTAAGGTTGTTAATTTGCGAGCATCTCACATTATGAGTTTATATTCTGGTATGTCGAATGATAAGTACGCACATAACACAATAAAATACATACATCTGATGATATTTCCAGCATTGGAGATGGCAGTAGATGATGATATTATTCGTAAAAATCCTGCAAAAAATGCACTGTCATCTGAATATGGCGAAGAACCAAAGAAAAAAGAGGCGTTAGAAGTATCAGAACAGGAATTATCCGAAAAAAATCCTTATTGGATTGAGAAACATCGCTACTACGAATTAAAACACTTCTGTCTTCAATACCCGATTTGGAGAAAGGCTTATGCATCGCTCAATAGTTTCAGCAGTAAACCAGCAGATTGGGCGATGTTCATAGTAACCAGCACGCTTGGCGATCCGACAGCGAAAGTCGGAATAGCACGTGCGTATTATTCAGAGCGAACCGATATGATTGAAAGGGTGGCTGAGCAGACAGATCAACAATTAGCCCCATATATTTTAAAAGCTGTCACCGAGGGCTGGTCCTATGATATTTTGAAAGTTAGATTAGGGATACCGTGTTGCAAAGATACTTATTACGAATTATACAGACGATTCTTTTGGCTGCTGAATCGAGAAAGGAAATAGTTCGCAAAATTTACAAAGCATATTATGAGAGAATAAAACTACTAAATGACTAATGGCTATGGGTTGTGTATTACCTATCCAGGTGGGAGGCATTAAAAGGGGCTGACAGTTTAGTGGTTAGATACACATTCTCTCTTTTATTTTTATCCTAGATTAGAAAACAGGACGAAGGTTACCGGAAAACATGCTAATTTGATATTTGAAAAATTGCCGGATGGTGATTTTCAGAAAACTTTTTGAAAGGAGGAAACCATGAGTTTGATAATCGTATTACTGATCGGTGTTGTTATCGGAATGCTTGTATCGCGATTTATATTCAGAGAAAAGCCAGTTGGTTCGCTTAGGGTCGATGAATCAGATCCAGATAGCGGACCTTATTTATTTCTCGAGTTGGATCGTTCTGGTGCGGATGCAATTTATAAACAGCGTTACGTACGGCTGCGAGTAGAGTTGAAAAACTATATTTCGCATAAATAACACTCTCTATTATGGAATGAACCTAATAATTATTTGAAAGGAGAACAAAATGGAAGAAAAAAACATCGAAGAATTATTAAATGAGGAGATTGCAGCACAGATTGAGGCTTTATCTGATTTGCAGTCCGGAACCAAAGAGAAATCAACAGCGATTGATGATCTGACGAAGCTTTACAAGCTGAGAATTGAAGAGAACAAGAGCGTGTGGGATGCTGACGAGAAATACCATCGGCGTATTATGGACGGCGAGTCCGTTACAAAAGATGGCGACTTCAAAGAGCGGCAGATCGCAGAGCAGGTTAAGGATCGATATTTCAGAGTTGGTATCGCAGCGGCAGAATTATTGATTCCGTTGATGTGCTATGGTATCTGGATGAATAAAGGATTTAAGTTTGAAGAAACTGGAACCTTCACATCTTCAACATTCAAAGGGTTAATCAACCGTTTTAGACCTACAAAGAAATAGAGAGGAAATTCTGAAACGTTGGGGACGTGTGTGATGCATGTCCTCTTCGTTTTTCTACGTGTATTTTACAATCTCTATTATGGAAAGGAGAGTTTTAAATATGAGTAAAATCTATATCGAAGTTCCTAAGACAACAGACATGATAACGGCAAGTGTACCATGTGGAAAGGAGGAAGATTATTTATGGCAGTTTACAGTCATGTTTGAAGAGAGTGATTACTTGCAAAAACGAATCGTAACCATTATGGATAATAACTGTGATGACGGTGGAGAACCATCGATTCAAAGTCAAATTGTAAAGAATGGAAACGACAGAAAAACAAGGTTTGAGTATCATATCGATCAATCAGATTTAAAAGCTGATATAGTAATTGACGTATTCTTCTGCAAAGAGAATCGAATTGTTATCGTAGAATGGTAATGGAGCTTTGGGAGATGTGATTTAGTTACATCTCCTTTTCATTTTTGCGTGAAAAATATATGGCTCTTTATGAGAGAATAAAGCTTTATCTCTTGAACAGATTAACTATGGTCGTTATACTTAATATACGAATGTGACGATCGTACAATTTGAAAGGAGATTTTAGCATGAGTATTTTTAACGAAAAGCAGATTAAGGCAATGACGAGCGGAAGATATATTTGCTTTGAGTGTGGGAGTGTAATGGAGTTTGAAGACGAGTGGGAGGATACCTTGGTGTGTCCGCACTGTGGTCACAGCATTGATTTAGATGAGTATGGCTGTGAAGGGGATGAAAAGTACGAAAACGTATACCCAACCAGAGAAGACGTCTTAGGCGTTGCCGATGAAGACAAATAAGTTTGAATATTAGCTAAAACGAGAGGGGTCTTAGAGAAATCTAAGGCTCTTTTCTTTTTGCTATGAGGAGATATAAATGCGGTACCATTATCAAAAGCCAGACATCTATTTGTCGATGTACGGTGAACTTTATATTTGTAATCATCCTGTGTATGATCGTTGCACCCTATTTACGATAGGGAATAAAGGTCTCGCAGTGATTCAGCAGCGATTTAGTGCAGATACAAAAAGTACATATTGGACCGAGGTTGATTCGTGGCTGACTGACTCTTTGTATTTACATCCAAAATTCAAGGAATATTTTGATAGCCGCTCCGGGGAGTGTACGGACGGACTATATCCGACGGTCACTATAAGACAAATAATGTGGGCATTAAAAATGAAGCCCATACAGCGTCAACGATGGGAAACATGTTTCGATAGACGTGAGATTTGAACGCACTTTTTACAAAGACTTTTATGGAAAAGGAACTAAATAATTTCATATAAAGGAGAACGAAAAATGATTGAAACTTATGTATCTATCGGAAAAGTAACGGATTATGCGATTGGTGTTCTTAAGTATTTCGCCACGGCAAGTTCGATTTTACTGATTAGTATTGTCGGAGCTTTGTTGGCGTGGATATTTTTGAGTGCGGTCGGTATGATCGTTGCCATCTTAGGTATAATAGTAGCAACTATTGTGCTGACCTTGGGGATTTATGAGTTACATATCCAAAAGAGACGGAGACGCTAACAACGTCTCTTCTTTTTCGCAAAAATAACAGTTCCTTTTATGAAAAACAGAAGCTTTGAAAGGAGTAAAAGGAGCATGGACGAAATGAGAATAGTATCGAAATTCACGAGGGGAATTATTTCTAAAGCAATAAAGATGGTAATACGCAAGAAAACTGGATACAACATTGATATTCAGTTGAACGAGGCTATCACCACTATAAGTGATGGAAAGACTCATCTTCATCTGGATGTAGATGCAGAACTCGATAAAGACGAGCTGATGAGCATATTAAAGAGCATTGGTTTAAATTAACCGAGAGGGGCGAATACAACGCCTCTTTCTTTTTCCTTCGCAAAATTTACAAGGCGTATTATGAAAAGAATATATTTTATAGGAGGTATCAATCATGAGTATGGTAACAAGAGTAGCAAAAATGAGATTGATTTTTCATGCAAATATGCTTGACGTATGTAATGTTGCTAATCAATTAGGAATATTAAAAGACGATAAGGCAGAAGAAATAATGAAAAATCATACGATGAAATGCTTTGATGCGATGGAACATATGGGATTAGATCCGTTTGGAAAGTATTCTAAAGATTGAGTCCTAACAAGGGCTCTTTCTTTTTCCTTCGCAAAATTTACAAGGCATATTATGAGAGACAGTAGCTCAGTGGGAGAGCGCGAGACGATTAAAGTCCCGAAGTCGATGGTTCGAGTCCATCCTGTTTCTCTTTTATTTTTGCAGAAAGGAGAGAACGGATGTCTATCGAACAACTTGACTTATTGTTATGCGATACGTATCAGATGGATGCGTGGTTTCCATTCGGTTGGAAATGGAAGAAAGAGCTTGAAAAATCGAGCTATTCGGTATGGGCTATTGATGAGTTGAAAAGATACATCGTCGGTAGACTCTATCCAAAGAAATCTGGATCGGTTGAGGATTTCATCATATTTGTTGGCAACTTCCAGCGAATGATGAATCAGTTTTCAAAAATCAATCCGGATAACAATTTTATGTTTTCAGTAGCAGTGGACATATCCACAGATGTCCTGGATTTATTACGTGCTATGAAATAAAAACGAAAGGAGAACATGATGAAGAAACCAAATCTTCAAAGACTCGCTCAGAGGTCAAAAATCTATCTGAGAAAAGCATCACCGACAATATTGTCTGGACTTGGTGCGGCTGGTGTTATTGTAACATCAGTATTGGCTGTACATGCAACACCGAAAGCTCTTCGTAAAATTAGAGCCGACAGCAAAGTAAATCACGATGGTGATCCGGAGGCTTATAGCAAGCTCGAAGCGGTTAGATCGGCATGGGTCTGCTATATTCCGGCAGCAATCAGCGGAACCGCAACTATATTATGCATATTTGGAGCGAATGTGCTGAATAAGCGGCAGCAGGCATCAATTTCGAGTGCGTATGCTTTGTTGAACTCATCATATCAGGACTATAAAGACAAGCTTAAAGAACTGTATGGGGAAGAAGCACACCAGAAGATTATAGATTCGATTATGGTCGAAAAAGCCGAGAACACTTATGTATCAGCATATGGGTTATGCGATAACACGTCATTAGCTTTTGACGAACGTAATCCCGAAGATGTTAGATTGTTTTACGATTCGTTTTCCAAACGATATTTCGAAAGTACGGTCGCACAGGTGTTGGAAGCTGAGTACCATCTTAATCGTAATTGGTGTTTGGGTGCTTCAGTATACGTGAATGATTTTTATAATTTTTTAGGAATGCCTACTATTCCTGGCGGAGATGAATTGGGATGGCATTGGATATATTCTGATGGACTTGCTTGGATTGATTTCAATCATCATAAGACCATTTTAGAAGATGGGCTGGAAGTTTATGTGATTGATTTTGTCTATAGTCCACAATTAGAAACCGATGAAGATTAACTTCGCATAAATCGCAAGCTGTATTATGAAAGGAGAGTGTCATAATGAATAATAAAAGTAAATGGATTAAGGCTATTGGAGTAGCAGTAACCGTAATCGGTGTAGGTGTAAACCTTATCACTGATTGGGTGAATGAACAGAAAATGGATGAAAAAATTGAAGAAAAGGTCAGTGAAGCACTTGCCCGGAGAGACAAAGATGAAGCGGAGGAGTCCTAACAAGACTCTTTCGCTTTTTCTTTTGGAGGAGACAAATGGAATCACCGACTGAAAGAGCCATTTATACTGTCCGTTATGCTATTGCAACGATGCCAATAATTCAGCGTGGTTATGACTTCGAGCAGGCGAGTTATATGAGATGGGCTGGAAGAGAAGTGTTAATACGACTCTGCAAACATCCAGAGATACCACCGCTGATCGTGATTGAATCGTTTCGAGACGAATGTGATTCATATTCATGTGTGAATCCTAGGACAAGTTATGTTTTTTCTTGTGCAAAAGACATGCTTGAGTGGATTATAGACCTGCTAATTTCATAGGTACCAAAATAAATTTTTATATTCTGAAAGGAGAACGCACTATGTGTACGAGAGAAACGACTTTAGGAGAGGAAATTATCAGCTTAACCGAGAAAGGTGTTGACATTCCAACTGTAGAGAGAATGTATAGAAAGTATATCAATCTCAGTGCAAATAAAGAAGCAACCAAGGCATGTGAGGAATATTGCAAAGCCGATGCTGAAATTATAGCTGAGATTTTTAGCACCCTGTTTGGAACTAGCTCGATTCTTCCGAACGACATTGCCGTCGGTGATCAGATTGAGATTCCTTTAGGAGATCTCGGAACATTCACGGCAACCGTACAGATGGTAAAAGGCGATAGGGTATTATTCTTGTTCGATGATTATATCGCAAAACGCCCGATGAACGAAAACGGAAGCAACGAGGGTGGATATGAAAAATCCGATCTTAAAAAATGGATTGAAAATGATCTGTTTAAAATGTTTCCGGAAGTGTTAAGAAATCACATGACTGGGCTGACTATTCCTACGCTTGGTGAAATCTGCGGATGGGGCGACAACTGGGATAAAGAACATATCGAGCCTGATGACGATGAGCAGTTACCACTCATGAAACAGAGACGAAACCGTGTTGCTTATTACAACAACGATTGTGCGTGTGGTTGGCTCCGAAATGCTACCAAGAAGGAATTTTCTTCGGCTGGCTTTGCCTGTGTGTTCGGCAATGGCCTTCCGAACTGCACCAACGCTTCGAGCTCTTATGGGGTTCGTCCGGAGTTCTGGTTGGTTAGATAAATCGCGGGGCCTTGTGCCCCGTTTATATTTTATGGAGGATAGACTGAAATGCAGAAACCAAATTTAACTAAGATCTGTAGAAGTGTAAAAACAGCTACAGTAAAGCATAGTCCCGAAATCCTCACAGGGGTTGGAATTGCTGGAATGGTGACAACTACCGTAATGGCTGTACGAGCCACCCCTAAAGCAATCCAATTATTAGATGAGGAAAAACGTCGTCGACACACTGAGAAACTGGAACCAATCGACACCATTAAAACTTCTTGGAAGTGCTATATTCCCGCGGCAGTTACTGGAACAGTATCAGTAGCTTGCCTTATAGGAGCAAGTTCTGTTAATGCCAGAAGAAATGCAGCACTGACAGCAGCGTATACCATTTCCGAATCGACATTGAGAGATTATCAGAAAAAAGTGGTAGAAACAATCGGCGAGAAAAAGGAACAGACTGTGATGGATGCCGTTGCTAAGGAACGTCTTGAGAAAAATCCAGTTGAAAACAAAGAAATTATCGTCACAGCAAAAGGCGATACCTTATGTTTCGATGCTGTATCTGGAAGATATTTTAAGTCGGATATCGACAAATTGAAAAAGGCTGAGAATGAATTAAATCGTCAAATGCGAGATGAAATGTATATTTCACTTAATGATTTCTATTATGAGGTCGGATTAGAGCCTATTAAGCTTGGCGATGATCTTGGCTGGAATATTGATAATGGATATATCGACCTGAGATTTAGTTCCCAGCTTGCTACGGATGGAACACCTTGTCTGGTTATTGATTATGGCTATGGTCCGAGGTATGACTTCCGTGGCTTAATGTAAGGTTCGCAGAATTTACAAACACTATTATGGAAGAACCACATATTTCAAATCTGAAAGGAGAACATATTATGGAGAACAACGAAATCATGAACAACAACGAAGAGGTTATCGAAACAACTACTGAGGAGATCGTGAAGGCGGCTTCTAACGGCGGTATGAAGAAAGCAACAACTATCGGATTGGCTATGATTGCAGGTGCATTAACCTACAAATTCGTAGTCGTTCCGGCAGCAGCAAAATTCAAGAACTGGCGTGAGAATCGTAAGACGGTTGTAACTCAGCCGAAGAGCGATATCGTCGACGGAGAGTTTACGGATATCGATGAAGAGACAGAAGAGGATTCTGAATAAGAATTGAATCGATGATTCAGACAGAGGGAGAGTACCTATAACAGGGTGCTTTCCCTTTTGCTTTTTTAAGGGAGGTGTCCTATGAATCAGTATATGTATGATGGACCGGTTATGGAGTTTGATACCTGCGTTGCGAATAGATGGCAGGGTTCTACATACGCGGCATCCGAAAAGAAAGCCAGGAGTAATCTGGTGTATCAGTTTAAGAAGAAAACAAACCGTATTCCAAGTACGAGGATAACCCTCCCTGGAAAAGTGGTAACGGTTAATTGAAAGGAGATTTAGAGATGGAGGAATACAAATCCAATTCCCATAAATCACGACAGAACCAGAATGATGATATTCCGGAGAAAAGAGTTGAAAAGGTTGTCAGTGGTTCTGTCAAATCGAAGAAAAAGAATGGTCTTCAGAAGATTACAAACGTATTTGTTCCGGAAGATGTAGACGATGTAAAAAGCTATATTTTTGAAGACATCGTGGTTCCGGCCGTAAAAGACATTATCTTGGATGCCGTCAGAGCATTCCTTGGTGTTAGCGGAAACTCAAGGGGCTGGAGATCGTCAACGTCATCCAAGATTTCTTACCGTAAGTATTATGACGATCGGGATCGACGAGATTCGGGAAACGTATCAAGAACACGAACTGGATACGATTACGATGATATCATTCTGGAATCTCGTGGCGAAGCAGAAGATGTCCTGGAAAGAATGGACGAGCTTATTGCTACATACCAGGTAGTTAGTGTCGCTGATTTCTATGATCTGGTTGGCGTTTCTGGCAACTATACAGACAATAAATACGGTTGGACCGATATTCGGAATGCATCTGTAATTCGTGTAAGAGACGGATACATGATTAAACTTCCGAAGGCATTACCGTTGAATTAGGAGGGATATTTATGTACGAATCAGATGATAAAATGGTATCTCATCCGAGCCATTATCAGTCAGAAACAGGTTTGGAAGTGATCGATGTTATTGAGGCGTTCACTTTCGATTTAAAAGGTATCGAAGCGACCGATACTGGTAACATTATCAAGTATGCGTGCCGCTGGAAAAATAAAAACGGCATTCAGGATTTGAAAAAGATCATGTGGTACACGCAGCACTTGATCGATCATTTAGAGAAGAAAGAAAAAATTGAAGAGGAGAATAACTGATATGAAGAAAGAAGAAATCATGAAGAACGTTTCCACGACCTTCAGCAAAGTAAGTGTGAAACTTAAGAAGCATAGCCCTGAGATTCTGGTAGTGGCTGGTGTTGTTGGCACTGTTGCAAGTGCTGTTATGGCTTGCCATGCAACAACTAAGTTGGACAGCGTATTGGAGAAGTCCAAGAAAGATATTGATGCCATTCATAAATGTGCTGAAAATGAGGAACTGGCGGCGGAGTATTCTAAGGATGACGCAAAGAAAGATTTGACTATCGTTTATGTACAGGCTGGTGTAAAAGTCGCTAAGCTCTATGCTCCTGCTGTTGCTCTTGGAACGTTATCTATCGCAAGTATTGTTGCATCTCACAATATTCTCAAGAAGAGAAATGTAGCACTGGCAGCCGCTTATGCAACTGTGGATAAGACTTTCAAGGAGTACAGAAATCGGGTTGTTGAGCGCTTTGGCGCGGAGGTTGATAAAGAACTTCGCTACAACATCAAAGCAAAGAAATTTGAGGAAATTGTAGCTGATCCAGACAGTGGTAAAGAGAAAAAGGTGAAGTCTACCGTAGATGTAGCAGCACCTTCTACGAACGATTATGCCCGTTTCTTTGACGATACTTGTGAGGCGTACGAATCCAATATGGATTACAACCTTATGTATCTGCGTTCTCAGCAGAATCTGGCAAACGACAAGCTCAAGGCTAATGGATATTTATTCCTTAGCGATGTATACGATCAGCTCGGTATTAAGCGTACTAAGATGAGCCAGACTGTTGGTTGGATTTATAAACCGGAGGGAAATGAAAACGGCGACAACTTCGTTGATTTCGGTATTCTGGAAACCAACCGTGAAACTGAGGATGGCGGTTACGAGAAAGCTATTCTTATGGAGTTCAATGTAGACGGACCGATTCTAGATCTGATCTAATTTTGTGAGGAGGATACATATGCGAAATTGTATTCGTATGGTAATCCTTCCTACTCTTTGCGTATTTGCGATTATTTGCACAGGTTTTGTCTGCTCGGCAGAACGGGTAAATCAGTGCGAGTATATCGAAATGCAGCCGACTTTAAAAGCTGAACCTATTGATCCTATTGTAATTATTTCTGAGCAACCCTTAGAGGAAACGGTGTCGGCAGTTGAAATCGAAGAGTATGTGGAGGATACGCTATTGCCGCGGGAAGATATTGAGCTAATCGCTCTTGTAACTATGGCAGAAGCTGAGGGCGAATGCGAGGAAGGAAAACGATTAGTGATCGACACCATCTTAAATCGTGTAGATTCTGTATATTTCCCGGATACAGTGCATGGCGTTATATATCAGGCAAATCAGTTTTCATCCATGTGGAATGGGAGAGTCGATAAGTGTTTTGTGGACGATGATATTTGCCAGTTAGTTGAAGAGGAACTGCAATCCAGAACCAATGTGGATACGATATTCTTCACGGCTGGCGGATATGGAAAATACGGAACACCAATGTTTCAAGTAGGTAATCATTATTTTTCAAGTTATGAATAGAAAGGGGTCCTAAACTATGACAGGTTTCATGGGATTAATATTTTCAGCATTTGCTGGCATTTGCTTTGTTAGTGGTCTAGCCGTTCTTATGGGCGGAAAGGAGCATCACTGATGGATGGCATTGGAAATTTTATATCCATGATGGATTACATACTGGATACTAAGAGAAAAAGACATATCACGGGAGGCATTCTGTTGAGTGCCTCTTTACTTTTTGGTGGGCTTGCTCTCACTGTTATGACAATTCAGAACGAGGAGGACGAAGATGAGTAATAAAGCTCTGTTTTCTTTGGCATTTATCATCGGCACTGTGACTGGTTCGGTAGTGACATGGTATCTGCTTAAAGATAAATACGAAGCTCTTGCGCAGGAAGAAATTGACTCTGTAAAGGAGGTTTTCTCAAGACGTGAGCAGGAATTAAAAGATCAGTCTGTAAAAAAGACTGTTGCTGAAGGTATTAAAGATGCAGACAAAGAAAAACCAGATCTCAAAGAGTATGCAAGGCGATTAGAAAAAGAAGGATATACCAGATATTCCGATTTTGGGTCGGATGAGGAAGAAAAGCCTGTTTCGGAAGCCGGTCCGTATGTGATTCCGCCGGAGCAATTTGGCGATAATGAAGAGCATGAGCAGATCAGTCTTACCTACTATGCAGATGGTGTGTTGGCTGATGAAAATGATGAAGTAATTGAGGATGTGGAAGATGCTGTTGGAATTGATTCTTTGAATCATTTTGGAGAGTATGAGGACGATTCTGTCTTTGTTCGTAATGATGCAAGAAAGTGCGATTATGAAATTCTCCTTGATCAGAGGACCTATTCTGAAGTGGTTGAAGATATGCCGCATCAGATGGAGGTATGATGACACGGGATGAGCTGAACAATGCATATTTTGACTGGATGTACCAGCTCGTATGTGACGATGAATATTCGCGAGGTTTGTCGTATCGTAAGTTGTTATCTTTGCTTCACAATACAGATTTCACGTATACGATTGCTCTTGATGGCAACCGCTATGACGATGGAATCGATCTTCGATATAGATTCGGAAACGAGCAAGGCTACCGGGATAATATGATTGCAAGTTATTTGGATAATCGTCCGTGCAGTGTTTTAGAAATGATTATTGCCCTTGCTATACGCTTAGAAGAGCACATCATGGATGATCCGGACATCGGTAATCGAACCGGTCAGTGGTTTTGGGATATGATCGTGAGTCTTGGCTTAGGTTCTATGGATGATTCCAAATTTGACAAGGCTTATGCCATCGATGTTATTCGGCGATTCCTTAATCGTGACTACGAACGGGATGGCAAGGGTGGTTTATTCACAATCGAGCATTGCAGATATGACATGAGAGATATTGAGATCTGGTATCAAGCTAACTGGTATCTCGACAATGTCAGATAGGAGGACGTTATGGGCCATAGCGAAGTATATAAGTGGTTCGAGTTATATTTTCCTCAGTATGCTGGGGATAAAGTGGAAAGCTGGTTCCAGAACGGAAAGAACAGTATTCGCATCCGTCAGAAGAACCATCAGGAATTTATATTTACATTCAACAATGAAGGAAATTGGCGGTTTGAGACGGTTGAAAGCTTCATGAATGGATTAAAAGGAGGTAAGAAATAATGGGTGAAATGCTTACTTATATTTTCAGCAGTTTACGGTCATCGGAAAAAAGACTGGATGTTGTCACAAGGGCAGTCAGTAAACAGCGGAGCTTCAATAAACAGATTACAATCTTTGCTGCCTTGACAACTGCAAATCTGGTTGTTATGAAAATCGAGCAGAAGGATCAGGCATTGCGCATCAGAAAACTGGAAAAGGAAATTGAGGAACTTAAGCGTCCGGAAGGAGAGTAAAAAATGCGATGATCGACTTTATGGTGATTTCAACACGTTCAACGAAACGTGGAGTAATAGAAATCTATCCAAAGTTCATTATTAAAAAAAGCACTGATCTAATGATTCGAGGTGGTGATTTCTATGCTATCTGGATTGAGGAACGTGGTTTATGGTCTACGGACGAGCAAGATGCCTTGCAGCTCATTGACCGCGAACTGGATAGATATGCTGAGGAGAACCGCCAGCGTTTTAACTCCGATATTAAAGTCCTGCATATGTGGGATGCCGAGTCGGGTATGATCGACTCATGGCATAAGTATTGTCAGAAACAGATGAGGGACAGCTTTCATACGTTGGACGACAAACTTATATTTTCCAATACAGAAACTAATAAAAAAGACTACGCCAGCAAAAAGTTGAATTATCCGCTTGAAGCTGGCGATTTGTCTGCCTATGAGAAATTGATGTCCACTTTATATTCGGAAGAAGAGCGGACAAAAATCGAGTGGGCTATAGGGTCAATCGTATCTGGAGAATCCAAAAAACTGCAAAAATTTATGGTTTTATACGGAGCTGCTGGAACCGGTAAATCCACAGTTCTTAACATTATTCAGCAGCTTTTCGACGGATACTATTCTGTATTTGACGCAAAAGCACTTGGATCTTCCAGCAATTCATTTGCATTGGAAGCATTTAAAACAAACCCTCTGGTTGCCATTCAGCACGATGGTGATTTATCGAGAATTGAGGATAACACCAGATTAAACAGTTTAGTATCTCATGAGCTGATGACTGTGAACGAAAAATTCAAGTCTACATACTCAAACCGGTTTAAATGTTTCCTGTTTATGGGAACGAATAAGCCGGTCAAGATTACAGATGCGAAGTCCGGTCTGATTCGACGATTGATTGATGTATCGCCGTCTGGAAATAAGCTGAATCCAAAAGAATACAAAACGATCGTGAAGCAAGTGGAATTTGAGTTGGGAGCTATCGCCTACCACTGCCAGGAGGTATATTTGAACAATCCTGGTCGTTATGACGATTATATTCCGATTACGATGCTTGGTGCATCTAATGATTTCTATAACTTCATTATCGATTCGTATCATGTATTTAAGAAAGAAAATGGGACAACCTTGAAAGCCGCATGGGAGATGTACAAAACCTACTGTGACGATGCCAAGGTCGGGTTCCCGTTCTCACAGAGGGTGTTCAAAGAGGAACTTAAAAACTATTTTCATGATTTTCAGGAACGCTTTAATCTGGATGATGGAACTCGGGTTAGAAGCTATTACATCGGGTTCAGGACAGAAAAATTTGAAGAAGAAACTGTAGAGGAAAAGGCAGAAGTAGTCAAACCGGCACTGATCCAATTCGATAGCACTGAATCTATATTTGATGATGTGTGCTCGGAATGCCCCGCGCAGTATGCTTCGGAAAACGAAACACCTCAGAAAAAATGGGATTCTGTTCGCACGAAATTATCTGGAATTGATACGAAAAAACTTCATTATGTAAAAGTTCCGGAGAATCATATCGTGATCGACTTTGATATTTCAGATTCGTCTGGAAATAAGTCATTTGAAAAGAATTTAGCAGAAGCAAGTAAGTGGCCGCCGACTTATGCTGAGCTTAGTAAATCGGGACAAGGTATACATCTTCATTATATTTATACCGGTGATCCGACACAGCTTAGTAGAGTGTATGACGACCACATTGAAGTTAAGGTGTTCACAGGCAAAAGCTCTTTGCGGCGTATGCTGACGAAGTGTAACAATTTGCCTATCGCAACAATTAGCTCCGGTTTACCGCTGAAAGGAGAACAAAAAATGGTAAATTTTGAAGCGATTAAGAGCGAGAAAGGGCTTAGAACACTGATTAAACGGAATCTTAATAAAGAGATACATCCAGGAACTAAGCCCAGTATCGATTTTATCTACAAGATACTGGAAGATGCGTATGGAAGTGATTTTAAGTACGACGTCACAGACATGCGCAATGCAGTATTAGCATTTGCGGCGAATAGCACTCATCAGGCAGATTACTGTATTAAGTTGGTCAACAAAATGCAGTTTAAATCCGCAGATCCGTCCACAGCGGTTAAAAATGATGACGCAAAGCTGGTATTCTATGATATTGAGGTTTTTCCAAACTTATTTCTTGTAAACTGGAAAATCGAGGGTGAGGGAAAGCCTGTTGTAAGAATGATTAACCCGTCTCCGAGTGAGATCGAGGAGCTGATGCGGTTCAGACTGGTTGGCTTCAACTGTCGGAGATATGATAACCATATTCTATATGCAAGGTTAATGGGTTATACAAACGAACAGCTCTATAACCTTTCGCAGAAAATCATTAACGGAAGTCCAAACTGTTTCTTTGGAGAGGCATATAACGTATCCTATACGGATGTGTACGATTTCGCTTCGGCTGGTAATAAGAAGAGTCTTAAGAAATTGGAAATCGAGATGGGAAACCTTACCGATGACGATCTCAAGAAAAAAGGATTCTCCGATGAAAAAATAAGAATCATCAAAGCTGGAACACATCACCAGGAGCTTGGTCTTCCTTGGGATCAACCGGTTCCGGAAGAGCTTTGGATTAAGGTCGCTGAGTATTGCGATAACGATGTTATTGCTACTGAGGCGGCCTTTAATTATCTTGAAGCTGACTGGACGGCGCGGCAGATTCTGGCAGATTTAGCAGAGATGACCGTTAATGATACAACGAACTCACTTACAACCAGAATTATATTTGGAAACAACCGGAAACCCCAGTCAGAGTTCCATTACAGAAATCTGGCAGAACCGGTAGAGTCGCTGGATAAGGAGAGTATGGATTTCCTTAAGGAAGCCTGCCCGAAGATGATGGAGGAGCCTCACTATGGTTGGAAGTACAACGATAAGGACGAAGTTCCATTTGAATCTCACAGCATTCTTCCATATTTCCCTGGGTATGTATTCGACCATGGAAAATCTACATATCGTGGAGAAGAAGTAGGCGAGGGCGGATTTGCACAGGGCGTACCCGGAATGTATGGAAATGCAGCACTCCTGGATATTTCTTCAATGCATCCGCATAGTGCTATTGCAGAGGTTCTGTTTGGACCGAGATTTACGAAGGCGTTCCGTGATATTGTTGAGGGTCGTGTAAGTATTAAGCATGAGGCTTGGGATATTGTTAATACCATGCTGGACGGCAAGCTTACTCCGTATATTCAGAGGGTTATCGACGGCGAGATGACATCAAAGGATCTTGCCAATGCGCTTAAGACGGCTATCAATTCAGTATACGGTCTTACATCGGCATCCTTTGATAATCCGTTCCGCGATCCAAGAAACATCGACAACATTGTGGCGAAACGTGGAGCATTATTCATGATTGACCTTAAGAATGAGGTTCTGAAGCGTGGATTCCAAGTTGCTCATATTAAGACAGACTCTATTAAGATTCCAGATGCTACACCGGAGATCATTCAGTTTGTCATGGACTTTGGTGAGAGATATGGATACACATTTGAACACGAGGCTACGTACGATCGGATGTGCTTGGTCAACGATGCCGTATATATCGCAAAGTACAAATCGGCAGAAGAATGCCAGAAGATGTATGGTTATGTCCCTGGCGACAACAAAAAGAAAGGCGGAAAATGGACGGCAACGGGCACTCAGTTCCAGATTCCATATGTATTTAAGAAGCTGTTCAGCAGAGAAGACATCGCATTTGAAGATATGTGCGAGACCAAATCTGTGAGCAGCTCTTTATATTTGGATCTGAATGAGGAATTACCGGATGTCAGTAAGGAAGAAAAAGAATTCAGCAAGGCAGAGAGCGACTATAAGAAGGGGTTGTTATCCGACACCACTTTTGAAGCTACATGTCAGAAGCTTACTCCATTGATTGAAAAAGGGCACGACTATCATTTTATTGGAAAGGTTGGTCAGTTCTGTCCGATGAAAGATGGATATGGAGCTGGACTCCTGATGAGAGAAAAAGACGGTCGTTACTATGCTGCAACTGGTTCTAAAGGTTATCGTTGGATGGAATCAGAGATGGTCAAAGAACTTGGCAAAGAAGACGGCATTGACCGATCCTACTACGACAAGCTGGTTGATGAGGCTGTAAAAACTATTTCTCAGTACGGAGACTTTGAGTGGTTTGTGTCTGATGATCCGTATATTCCAGAACTTGGCGCCAACGACGCTGATGTCGATTGTGTTGTTCCATGGGCGATGCCTTGCGGAGAGGATAAGTATCGGACATGCTTCGACTGTCCGCATTTCAACAATGATAACTTCCACATGGATTGTGACCTTGATTATGATATTTCAGATATCGTTATGAAGCACGCAATGAATCCGCCGGAAAATTAAAAAATAAAGGAGAATTTAATCATGGCAAGAGCAAATGTAAATGAGCTGATTATTGAGAATGCTCGTATTATGTTCAGAAATTTCAGAGGAGAAGAGACTAAGTACAACAGAGCAGGTAACCGTAACTTCTGCGTTGTGATTCCGGATGCAGACCAGGCGCAGAAGCTCGGCGAAGACGGATGGAATGTAAGAATCCTTCCGCCGAGAGATGAGGATGAAGAACCTCTTCACTATATTCAGGTAGCTGTTCGGTTCGATAACATTCCGCCGAATGTATATATGGTTACCAGAAGAGCTAAAACAAAGTTGGATGAGGAGTCTGTATCTTCTCTTGACTATGCTGAAATCAGAAATGTTGATTTGGTCATTAGCCCGTCAAAGTGGGAAGTGAATGGAAAATCCGGCATTAAGGCATATTTGAAGACCATGTACGTCACGATTGAGGAGGACGTGTTTGCTGAGAAATATGCGGATGAAGAGGAGCCGCCGTTCGCATAAATCATATTTTGAGGGCGTCGGTGTCAAAGCCGGCACTCTTACTTTATGAAAGGAGAAAAATTATGTTTTGGAATAAGAAAAAAACGAAGTCGAAACCACAGATTAAGACTACGGTACCTAAAACATTCAAAGCAAAAGAACCGCCACCTAAGTGGCAACCAACTTTCGGTGAAACGAAAAAGAAGGATGAGAAACCACCGGAAGTAACTACGAAATCCGAACCCAAAATTGACTGGGAAAATAAATTCTTAAAATCTTTTCAGAAACTTACATACAGACATCGGGCATGGGATGTGTGGAGAGATTATATTTTACTTCATGCATGTTCAATCTCGAATGTTTTGGACAAGGAAAACTACGACCAAAGAGAGAAGCGGTATCTAAAAATTATTCATCAGTATTCAAAAGAAGAGCAAGCTATATTTCCAGAATTAGCAGCGTATACAACCATGGCCCTGGATCAGAATCAAGAGCAGGATTTCCTCGGAAAAATGTTTATGCGGTTGGATCTTGGAAATCGTTCGGCAGGTCAATTCTTCACACCGTATCATGTTTGTGAACTTATGGCCGAAGTGGTAGCGACTGATGCTTTAAAAAAGATAGAGCAATATGGTTATATTTCGATTAACGATCCATGCTGCGGTGCTGGAGCGACGTTGATTGCTGGTGTGCATGTAATCCGAAAACAGCTGGAGCATTGTGAACCACCGAGAAACTACCAGAACCATATCTTAGTAGTTGCACAGGACGTTGATGAAATCGTTGGTCTGATGTGTTATATCCAAATCTCGCTTCTCGGATTGGCTGGATTTATAAAAATAGGTAACTCGATAACTGACCCAATATCTACGGACGATTCATCTGAAAAATATTGGTATACACCTATGTATTTCTCAGATGTATGGAGTACAAGAAGAATGCTCCGTCAGATTAACAAGTTATTTGGAAAAGGTGATGACGAATGAAGAAAAGATATTCTATTCCAAAAGAGCAGTGTACGTGCGACATCAGCGAGCTTTATGACAACGTTGCTAAAATCATTGAGATTTCTGATGTAAGCAAAGCTGTATACGATTGCCGTAAATTATCTATCACTAAAAAAGTGCTGGACTGCTTATATAAGTTCTATCATTCAGAGAATCAGAGCGATGAAACCATAACAACCTGTATGCTCTTGTATGGTCCCAAAGCAGATCTGGATGGCGATGGCTACGAAGTCGAGGTAGAAGATGGATTTGTCACGAAAGGTGTGTAATGGCTGGCGTAGAATTACGGGACTATCAGGAAGATGCTGTACGGCAAATGCGAAACGGCTGCATACTTTGTGGCGGTGTTGGTAGTGGAAAATCCAGAACTTCGCTGGCCTACTATTATGTTCGAAACGGTGGTGAGCTCGGAACAAATGAATATGTTCCTATGGACGATGTGAATATTAAGGATTTGTACATAATCACAACTGCTAGGAAACGGGATACATTTGAATGGGAAGAGGAGCTCTCACCATTTCTGCTATCGACCAATAAGAAAGAAAATTTATATACCAATAAGGTTGTGATTGATTCTTGGAACAACATCAAGAAGTATGCAGATGTCAAAGATGCTTTCTTTATATTCGATGAGCAGCGTGTCATAGGCTCTGGAACATGGGTTAAAGCATTCTTGAAAATCGCCAAGGTAAATGAGTGGATATTACTATCCGCAACTCCTGGCGATACGTGGCAGGATTATATTCCGGTGTTTGTGGCTAACGGATTTTATAAAAACCGAAGCGAATTCACAAGAGAGCATATAGTCTATAGCCGATTTAGCAAATTTCCTAAAGTTGACCGATATTTGAATACTGGTAGATTGATTCGATTGCGAAACAAGATATTGGTGAATATGGATTTCAAACGCCAGACAGTTTCGCACCATGAGGATATTTATGTCAAGTACAATATCGAAATGTATAAAGATGTCGGAAAAACCAGATGGGACCCGTTTAAAAAAGAACCAATTATCAATGCTGCCGGTCTGTGCTATGTGTGGAGAAAAATTGTAAATGCAGATCAGTCCAGACAAATAGCTTTACTCGAAATTGTGGAGAAGCATCCGAAAGCGATTATATTCTACAATTTTGATTACGAGCTTGAACTTCTGAAAGAGATATTTTCTGAATACGAAGTTGGAGAGTGGAACGGCCACAAACATCAGCCAGTGCCGACTAGCGATACATGGGTATATTTAGTTCAGTACAATGCCGGGGCTGAAGGATGGAACTGTATTACGACGGACACGATTATATTCTATTCTCAGAATTATTCGTATAAGATCATGGCACAGTCTGCTGGTCGAATAGACAGGATGAATACACCATATACGGATCTGTATTACTACCATTTGAAATCCAGGTCTGGTATTGATCTTGCCATCAGTAAAGCATTGAAGGACAAGAAAACATTTAATGAAACGAGGTTTGTTAAGTGGAGACAATGATTTATAATCTGTGGATATTTTTAAAAATTTTATCTATCAAGTTGAAAAGTATGTCTGCGGAAGATTTTTACAGTCTGCTAATAGAGTGTGACTATCAACAAAGATTATATGCAATTTTGTTAAGATATTACATGTGAGGTGTCCAATGGAAAATATTTACAAAGAGGTTGATTTCAAAACCTATTGCAAAACCTGCGAACATAAGGATCTCGAAGAAAAATTTGATCCTTGTAATGACTGTTTGGCAGAACCGATGAATGCAAATTCGGATAAACCTATTTACTGGAAGGAGGCTGAAAATGGTAGATAGTATTTTAGTTAGTGTTGATTTTTCAAACAAAAATGACACTGGAGTAATGGTTGTAGGAAGAAAACGAATGAATCAGTCTGTCGAGATTATCAATGCTTTCCAGGGAGATGAAGCGAGAGAACTTTATGAAAAGCTGATAACAAAGAAAAAGAAGGAGGGTCAAAAGTGAGTTTTCAATACGATCAATATTTAGCTAGGCATCGAGCTAATGTGAAAAGGGGGTTCGACTGGCTTTCTGAAAATTTACCGGGACTTATGACAAACACCCTAACCGCCGGGTGGAATACAGAATTTGCTCATGATCAGTCTAAAAACGAACTGGATGAGTATGAGGCATACGATGCATATTTATATGGAAATAATCGCTCTTATGAGGTTGTACAGCGATATCAGCGAGCATGGTTACTTCATATTCACAGAAATCCTCATCATTGGCAGCACTGGATTCTTATTCATGATGATATGGAAGATGGCGAACTGGAGACCGTTTTGGAAATGCCATACGATTACATCATCGAGATGATTTGCGATTGGTGGTCATTCGGTTGGCAGAGTGGAAATCTCTATGAGATATTCAAGTGGTACGAGGAACATTCTAAGTATATAAAACTGGCGCAGACAACGAAAATCACAGTCGAGTATATTTTAGACAATATGAAGAAAAAACTTCAGGCATTGCAGTATGCGGATCAATCAGCCATGCAACCTGGAGCTTGATATTTGGAGGAGCTATGAATAGAACGACAAAAATAAACATCTTAGCGTATGCTTCGGAGCCGGACAAGAACTATAAGTACGAGGGTGACATCGTCGATTATAAGGGAAAAAGGTATTTCGTAAGTCTGGCAGAAGAGCGAGTGGAATTTATCGGGATTATTAAGGAGGATGAGTAGAATATGAAAGCAATTAAAGAAAATTGGAAACTGGTACTTATCGTGGCCGCTGGAATTATAGCGGTTATTTTTATGTGTATTTTTGGAGTACAGGGAGCACAAAACAAAGCATTTGCATTGGAGGAACAGGTCAACACTGCTGATTCAGACATTAAAGTTCAGGAAAAAAGACGAGTCGATCTTGTTTATAATCTTGCGGATTGTGTCAAGCAATACGATAAGCATGAGGCTGAAACACTTACAGCTATTGTCGAGGGTAGGGAAAAAGCAACCAGTATAGAAAATGTAACCACTGCAATCACTGCTGTTACAGAGGCATATCCGGAATTAAAATCCGATGAAAATTACAAGGAACTGATGAATGAGTTATCCATTACGGAAAATTTAATTGCTGAGTATAGAGAAAATTATAACAAGCAGATTAAAGAATACAATCGCTATGTTAGAAAATTTCCTACTCGATTCTTTTTAAATATTTTGGGATATGAAACGCAGCAGTATCAGTACCTTGATTATGGTGCTCCTGTAGATGCGCCTCAAAATTTATTTGGAGATTGATGTCATGAAAAATAGAGGCTTTGATTTTGGAGATTTTGAAATTACTAAGCGTGAGATTCTGGCAAGTATATCCATAATCGCAATGATGCTTCTTATTGGTTTTGTGATTTCTGGGAGAATTTCAAACTATATTCTGGATCGGAACGAAAAGTACAATAAAGCTATTAAAATCGAAAGCTCTGATCTGTTTGAATATGGGATGAGAACCAACGTCGGTTATGCGTTCGTTTATGGAGATTTGAAGGCTGTGGATACTGTTTCATATCTAGAAATTAACGGAGAGTATATGTATATAGAAAAAATAGAGGAACATTACAATATGCATACACGAACCGTCACTACAACCGATTCTAAAGGAAAGACATATACCAAAACTGAAACTTATTGGTCTTGGGACTATGCAGGAAGAGAAGAACAAAGATGTTCGGAAATTACATTTTTAGGACACATCTTCCCATCGAACAAGGTAGAGTTTCCAAATACTGAACATATTGACACACTATAAAAGAATCAAGTCATGTCCGGCATAAGTATTATGGAGTTGATACGGAATATATAGGAACCATATTTACTGAATTACGGGATAAAACTATATCTGATAATTCTTCATTTTATGAAAACAGTACCATTGAAGAAACTGTTGATTATTTGGAAAGCGATTGGGAACTATGGTTATTCTGGGTGATTTGGATAATTGTTATCGGACTATGCGTATTTGGTTTTTACTATATCGATAATGAATGGCTTGAAAACTGAAAGGAGAAAATAAATGAAACAGAACATTATTGCAGTAGATTTTGACGGAACTTTATGCGAGAACAAGTGGCCGGAGATCGGTATGCCCAACGAGGAGCTTATCGAGTATCTGAAAAAAAGACAGGCTAACGGAGAAAAGCTGATTCTCTGGACATCCAGAAATGAAGAGCAGACCAAGGATGCCGTAGAGTGGTGTAAAGAACACGAACTGGTCTTTGATGCTGTAAACGACAATCTTCCGGAAATCGTGGAGGCATTTGGCGGAAATTGCAGAAAGATATTTGCAAATGAGTACATAGATGACAGAAATCGCTCTATCGGTTCTTGCCGCGAGAGATCAAATCTCGAACGCTGGGCTGAAAATGAAGTAGCTATTGCGTGTCGTAGAGAAAAGCCGGACCGGAAAGACGGAGAATGGGATTACGGTTGTGCTTGCTATGAGAGCGCATTGAAGGCCTTTGGCTCTCTGTGTGAGGACGGTCATTCTGGTTTCAGTATTGGTCTGACTAAGGCTATTCTGAACCGTCTGATCAACAACAAGCCACTTCTTCCAATTGAGGATACTGACGAGGTATGGAGTGATATTTCTGATATGAGTGGTCTGAGGGGAGAAGAGCGTAACTATCAGTGCAAACGCATGTCTTCCTTGTTTAAGTACGTGTATGCTGATGGCACGGTTAAGTACAGAGACGTTGATCGCTATCATGGCGTGAACATCAACTGTCCGGATGCTCCATATCACAGTGGACTGATTGATACTGTTATGGACGAACTGTATCCGATCACTATGCCTTATATGCCGGCTGATAGAGCCTTTAAGATTTATACGGAGGATTTCCTTGTAGATCCGGCGAAAGGTGATTATGATACCGTCGGAATTCTATACGTAATCACTCCGTCCATGGACAAGGTAGCAATTAACAGATATTTTAAAGAAGCTCCGAACGGCTTTGCTGAAATCGACGAAGCGGGGTATAAGGAGCGAAAGGAAGCTGCTAAAGCTCGGATGGAGGCAACCGATGGATCGAAATAGATTTATCCAGTGCATGAAAAGCAACATCGAGTTGTCGGATAAAGAGCGGCGGAGAATTATCAGAAGAAGTGTTGAGAGTCAGCCATGGAAATTAAAGTGTACGATTGCCATGGAAGAGTTTGCGGAACTTACACAGGCAATCAGTAAACAGATTCGTGGGTATGATAATAGAATTGGACTTTTGGAAGAGATGGCGGATGCTTATATTTGCCTGGAATTCCTTAAGTCCATTTTTAATATTACACCAGAAGAGTTACAAAAAGCTATGGACGTTAAATTACAAAGAGAAAGGAATAAACAGAGATGAGTAAAGAGATTAAAATTGCTGGAAGTATTTCATTTGGAGGAAAGCGCCTTAATGTATATGGAGATCTGGACGCTCCGCTGTTCAAGGCAAAAGATATTAGTCATGCTATCGGCTACAGCAGCGGTAACGAGTGGAGAATGCTCGAAATGTGCGAGGAAGATGAAAAGCTGAAACTACCTTTAGTAGTAGCAGGTCAGAGACGTTCCGTCAATTTTGTGACTGAGAATGGTCTGTACAACATCCTTGCACAGAGTCGTATGGAAATCGCAAGATCCTGGAGACGTGTGGTGCATGACGAGCTTATCAACATGCGTAAGGAAAAAGGCAGAAACATCGCTGAGCAGTTCGAAGAGTGGGATCGCGCAATGGATAACATTTACTTCGATGAGGAAACCGGTCAGCTTATGCAGTCTGTCACGGTTCCTGGTGGAGATGTGATCCAGATTCCTTATGAGAAGGAAGAAGAGTAATTAAAACCGTGGGCTATGCTGAACACAGGAGCATAATAATCCAGATTGGTGGGGATCTGGATATTCTGAAAGGAGAATAAAAATGATTAAATTAGAGCATGTGGTTCTGGCTAGTCCGGAACAGATGAAATTTATTATTGAAGGCATGAGAAACCCGATGAACTCATGGGAGAAGAGCGATAGCCGTACCTGTAGACAAGATGGGGCGTTTTGTATGGAATGCGAACATAAAAACAACTACTGTTTAGGAGAAAATGATCACTCACTCATGCAACGATTATCCAACGCTGGAACAGACCATAGAAAGTTTATGAGAATGCTGCCGGTGTACGTACGAATCACAGCACCTTTATATTGGTGGAAGGAATTTGATACTTATAAGGTTGGCACAGTTGCTAACAGCTGTAGTACCATGCATAAAATCCAGGCTAAGGAATTCACGATGGATGATTTCAGTTGTGAGCATCTTATGGGTGGTTATTTGGAACAGATGAGAAGGATAATCGACGATCTTAATAATGCTAGGAAATACTTTACAGTAGGGGATCAGTTCTTTTCTCCCGGTAATAAGCGAGATTGGTGGCAGATGATTCAACTTCTTCCGAGCAGCTATAACCAGACCAGAAATGTCATGATGAATTATGAAGTTCTGGCAAACATCTATAAGTCCCGTAAGGATCACAAACTGGACGAGTGGCGGAACTTCTGCAAATGGATTGAAGAGCTTCCGTATTCGGAGTTGATTACTGGAGGTAAAAGATGAACGATAAATACCTCAGTGTGATAACAAATTTTGGTTGCCATTATTCCTGCCCGTATTGCATCGTTAAGAATAATCATCTGAATATTCCCAAAACTACAATTCATGGGTTGAATAATCTGTTTTCGGAAATTGTGAAAAACCGTTGTAATTGGGTCTCTTTATCTGGCGGAGGAGATCCTCTATGGAAGTATGAGCAACACAAAGATTGGTACGAGAAATTCTTTGAAATCGTAGATGCAGCTCATGTGAATACGGAATTGCATACTAGCTTACACGCCGTTCAAGGAGTATCTTATAGTCATTTTGACAGGGTTGTTTATCACTTACATAGTTTAGAGCAAATATATAGCATTAAACGTGAAAACTGTTCTATCGTCAGAATTGTATTTGTAGTTACCGAGGATTTTACCGAAGATATGATAAATCGTATCGCTGTGTTCTGCGCCAATTCGGAGGATATCGACGAATTAAGTTTTCGTCAAATGGTGGATAATCATTATCGAGAAACATACTACTGCCATGACTATTTGAAAGTCGGTCATAAAAAGTTGTGGTGGTATATAGAGCAGAATGACTACAATCTATATTACTGCCAAAATCATGTTTATACGGAATATAAAAATATTGGGGGTGATAGTAATGGTTAAAGTACGAGATATTCTGCCACTTATTCAGTGGAATGATGCTCAAATCATAAAAGACCAGGATGAGGAAATCTGTTTACTCAGAAATGATTTTATGGTCGGAAGCTTATCAGAAGAAATTCTGAATATGACAGTCACAGGTATTGAAAACGATGAAAATATTGAGAATACCGTCGTCGTTTATGTTACGGATGAGGAGGATTAAATTTATGCATTTTACAGTTATTCAGATTATTATCATGTTTCTTATCGGCTACGTATGCTTGTACGCATTGATCGACAGGGTTATGAAGTGTATCGAACACTGTGCTACAGCAAGAGCATACGGACGGTTCAGAGAAGCCGGAGCCACAATGAAAATGGATGATGTAGCAGCTGGTATCGCAAAATCAAAAGAGGAGAAGCGCAATGTTGAGAAGAGACTTGATTAAGAATAAGATATACGGAATTATATTTATCGTACTTGGAGCGTTGACAATCCCGATTGAGTGGGATGCAACGTTCTTTTTATTTGCCTTGATGGTAGGTATTTTGCTCTTCGCATCAAGAGAAAACTGCATTATGGATTAAGGAGGCGGCGGTATGGGCCGGGCTGAAAGGAGAAGAGCACAGAAGTGTGAGCAGAAAGCTAAGACCGCTACATACAATCTGACAAGAGCTCAGTTAGATGCCCTGGTTCGAGAAAAGATATCTGGTGAACTGGATAGAGTTAAGCAGGAGGCTACAAATGATGCTATCAATCAGGCGATGATTCTTCTGCTTACTCTGCCGCTTGAAGTGTTGATGGATCATTATTGGCCGAAGTCATATGCAAAGCGGATTCCAGAGTTTACAGAGTATGTTCTCGAATATTATGAAAAGTGGCAAAACGATGAGTTGGATATGGACAAGCTCAAAGAGGATCTATGGGTGTACGGCGGTGTGCGATTAGAAGAAGTGGAGGGCAAGTAAATGGGATATTTAATTTTAGGAATTATCGTTCTGACAGCTATTCTTATTTTCGGCGGATATATAGTTCTGTCTGTTATGAATGCTGCAATGTGGATGGACGATTCTATGAGATGGGGAGGTAGAGATGACAGCTAAGGACGACAGAAAAAATGCAGAGGGTTACAATGCGATTAAGAATGTGGAGCAGGAACAGGACAAGGATGACATGAGATTTCATCAGTTACTGAATACCCTGTTTTCACTTTGCGAATTGGCGGATTTCCATATTGAGGGGCGAGTTGTGCTGAAGGATAAAAGAACGGGAAAGGTTTGGAGGTAGGCGAGATGAAAATCTGTAAGGTAAGACCCGATTACTCAACCTGTTCTGCTTGTATAGCTACTCAGGAAATGTTCAACGTGGTTGATGATTGCAGTAGATGTAAATTGAATACCGATACTTATGAATTATTGCAGATAGGAACTGGATTTTGGAGCGGTGACTATGCAATGGTTCAAAAGGACGGCAAAATCACCAAAGTATCATTAAACCGCGTTTATGACGTAAAGGAGAGTTTATGATGACTATGGAAGAATTACAGAAAGCGTGCGAAACTTTGGCAGAAGCGTGGAACAAAGCTTTGGAGCCGATGGAGAAATTTGCTAAAGCTTTGAGCGAAGCCTTCGGACGCATGTATGGTTCCGAGGAAAAGAATCGTAAAATTTGCACTGGCCGGAAGCTTAAATCTGTAAAGCGGGTTCCGGATGTTAAGATGTCTACGTACAATTATAAGCCTGTTGTGAAGCGCAATTTGCCCTATCAGAGACGGAATTTCTGACCGATTTCATCTAATCTAGGTTAAAAATCTTTGTAGTAACAGGTCATTTTTCTGCCCACTTTTTGGTTTTAGGATTTGACCAAATCCCGGATATTTTTGACCAGAACTGAAAAATCGGTGTCAATTTGGAGAAAATTTATGAATTTTGGTCAAATTTCTGGCCATTTGCCCGGTTTTGCCCACTTTCAAAAACCCGGATTTGACCAGCAAAAACCCAGTATTTATGCGGGTTTGCGGGCTTTCTGCCCACTTTCCCACTTTTAATACTAAACTATTATGATAGAAAGTTTAAAAATATATAGTAATAGGCGAATAAAAGTGGGTTTTTGACCAGAAGCAAGAAAGAGGTGATTTTATGACTTACGATAAGAAATTGGTCGAGGATTGGTTGTGCGAACATTTTCCGTATCATTTACGAGTGAATAAAGATATTCCGAATTGTGCACATGTGACGATGAAAAATGAAATCGCCATATCACAAGAATGGCTATGGGTTGATAATCCGCCGTATCAATCTTTTGAAGATGTGATGTTCGGTTATACCATTTCTAGGGATTTTTATTCAGGTGCCGGAGCTTCGTATTGTGGATATCCATTTGGTGGATTGTATCCGATGGGAGGTTTGCCGTGAATGTAAAGCGTAAAGTAACATGGAAAGATATTTTCAATAATTTCAAATCTGTGTATCCGCGGTTATCAAAAGAAGCCCAGGATTATCGTCCGTACAACTACATGAGCATTGTCGTATATTTAGCAGACGGAACCAAGGTGGTTTATGATGATATGGCAAAGCGAGCTAAGATGCTTGCAGCCTAGGATCTGGCTACAGAATCCGCTTTCCATTTTGTGTGCTTCATGCTATACTATAAGAGCCACACAATCTAATAATGAAAATCGCGTTCGAGGGAATAACTTTGGTAAAAAGTGTATTCTCTTTTACTCGTACCCTTGAACGGCGAAGAGATTGTGTGGCAACAATAAGAGATGCGCTTTTTCGGTGCGTCTCTCAAATTGGGGCGCACTTTTTATTTGCCCTAAATTCCTACTTGAGTATGGAAAGGGTGATTATATGGGAACGAAATCAAATAAAAACATTTCGGGTGTCATAGGAGCAATCGGAGCTGTTGGTGGTTTGATTACTGCGGTTACACCTTTGGTTGAAAAAGCAATAGATAATGCTCAGAATAAGCCGACTGAGAAAATAGATACGAAAGTTATTATTCCAGAATTATATCGTAAGGGGTTTCCGATAGATTTGGAACAGGCAGAAGAATTACTGACGGAACGTGGTTTGAAAGTTTCAAAGAGTAAGCTTCGTATGAAAGAAGCCAATCCAAAGTATCGCGATTACGAGGATACTCAAGTTATAGACTCGAACCCAAAGCAAGGTGTGAAAGTGAAAATCGGTACAACGGTTTGCCTGAGATACATAACTGCTGAAGTTATCGAGGAGAGCCAAAAGATATTTGACGATAGTGTTCGTATTAAGCAGGAGGCTAAAGAACAGAAGGCCGCTGAGAAACAGGAAAAGAAAGAACGTTTGAAAGAAAGTGTTTCTGAAACTATGGATTCTGCAAAAAGCGGTTTAGGAAAGATATTTAAGAAAGATCGAAAAGCTATAGAAGCTGAGAAAGGAGAAATGATAGATGAGTAAAGGTGGAAAGAAAAAGCGTAGCACGGCTGGGTTAATCCTTGATGTGATTCTTACATTGTGTACCGGTGGCTTATGGTTGATTTGGATACTGATCCGGTATTTAAGAAATAACAGCTGACAACTACATATTTGGACAGAGATGCTTAATCGTGTCTCTGTCTTTTTTAATGCTCTTTTTTGCGCGCGAAAAAAACATGCCCTTTTATGAAGAGAGAGGATAAATAGGCATTTTTATTAAATACCACATCCTCTTTTTAGTTTTTAGAAAATTGAAAGGAGACTCCATTATGTTGGAAAATAAGTTCCAGGCAAATTTGATCAAGGAACTGAAAGAAAGATTTCCGGGTTGTATCGTGATGAAAAATGACCCGACCTACATTCAGGGCATTCCAGATTTGCTGGTTCTTCACAAAGACAAATGGGCTTCCTTAGAATGTAAAAAAAGCGCTGGCGCAAAGAAGCAGCCGAATCAGGAATATTATGTGGATCGTATGAATCAGATGTCGTTTTCAAGATTTATATGTCCAGAGAATAAAGAGGAGGTACTGGATGAACTTCAACAATCATTCGAACCTTGAAGGACAACACGCCTTTCTTGGTGCCAGTAAATATCACTGGATAAATTATGGTGAGGATAAAGTTGCGGAAGCATATCGAAATTTCCTTGCCACACAAAAAGGAACTGTATTACATGCATTTGCAGCACAGTGCATCATGCTCAATCAGAAATTACCAAAATCGAAGCAGACATTAAATATGTATGTGAATGATGCCATCGGCTTTAAGATGACACCGGAGCAGATCCTTTACTATTCCGATAATTGTTTTGGTACAGCCGATGCGATTTTGTTTCGGAATAATTTCTTAAGAATTCACGATTTGAAGACCGGAAAGATTCCGGCGCACATGGAGCAGCTTGAAATATATGCCGCTCTTTTTTGTTTGGAATATAAAGTGAAGCCTGGGGATATTGAAATGGAATTGAGAATCTATCAGAACAATGAAATTCTGTATCATAACCCAACGGCTGAAGATATTGTTCCAATCATGGACCGAATTATTACTTTTGATAAGGTGATTAAGAAAATCAGAGAACAGGAGGGGTAAGCTATGAATTCCATTGTGGAAGATATTTTAATGCATTATGGTATGCCACGGCGTTCTGGGCGTTACCCTTATGGTTCTGGAGAGAATCCATATCAGCATAGCGGTGATTTTCTTAGTCGTGTTCAGGAATTAAAAAAATCCGGAATGAGCGAAACAGACATTGCTAAGAATATGGGTTTGACTACCACACAGCTTCGTACTCAGATGAGCCTCGCTAAAGATGAACGTCGTGCTCTTCAGGTAGCAACAGCAAAGGGTCTTCGTGAAAAAGGTTACAGTTTAAATGAAATTGCCGATAAGATGGGATTTGCTAATGACTCGTCTGTCCGCTCTTTATTGAACGAAACTTCGGAAAACAGAATGAACCAGGCTAAGGCCACTGCGGATGTTCTGCGAAAACTCATTGAAGAAAAGGGAATGATCGATGTCGGAACCGGCGTTGAAAGAGAACTTGGCGTGTCAAAAGAAAAACTAAACCAGGCTCTTTATATGCTGGAATTGGAAGGTTATCCGATTTATGGCGGCGGCGTTCCACAGGTTACCAATCCTGGAAAGCAGACCAATATCAAGGTCATTTGTCCACCGGGAACCGAGCACAAAGATATTTATGACTTCGAGAATGTCCATTCTGTAAGAGACTACATCTCCTATGACAATGGGGAGTCTTTCAGAAAATCTTTTGAGTATCCGGCCAGCATGGATTCAAAGCGCTTGCAGATCCGCTATGCCGATCAAGGTGGCGTTGATAAGGATGGTGTAATTGAACTCCGTAGAGGCGTGAAAGACCTGTCTTTAGGTGATTCTCATTATGCACAGGTCCGTATTATGGTTGACGGAACTCACTACCTTAAAGGTATGGCTGTTTACTCTGATAATATGCCGGATGGCGTTGATGTGATTTTCAACACTAATAAAAAGTCTGGCACTCCTACAAAAGATGTTCTCAAGAAAATTAAGGATGATCCAGATAATCCGTTTGGTTCCCTGATTAAGGAGCATGGAGGTCAGAGCTATTACGATGATCCAAAGGGTAAGTATACAGATCCTGTAACCGGAAAAAAACAGTCTCTTTCTCTGATCAATAAGAGAGCAGAAGAAGGCGATTGGGGTGAATGGAGTAAGACACTTCCGTCACAGTTTCTTTCTAAGCAGAGTTTGACACTTATCAAAAAGCAGTTAGGTTTGGCAAAAGCTGATAAGCAGGCAGAATATGATGAAATCTGTTCATTAACAAACCCCACTGTAAAGAAGGCTCTGTTAAAATCATTTGCTGACGATTGCGATGCGGCCGCCGTACATTTGCAGGCAGCGGCGTTACCTCGTCAGAAGTACCAGGTAATTCTCCCATTAACAACAATCAAAGACAATGAGGTATATGCTCCGAACTACAAAGATGGAGAAACAGTTGCGTTGATTCGATACCCGCATGGTGGAACTTTTGAGATTCCTATTCTGAAGGTCAACAATAAGCTGGCTGAAGGAAAGAGCGTTCTCGGAAACACACCGGCAGATGCGATTGGTATCAATAAGAAGAATGCGGACCGTTTATCTGGAGCGGACTTTGATGGTGATACCGTAATGGTAATTCCTTGCAACTCCACCAAGAGTAAGGTAAAGATTACCTCCACTTCGCCATTAAAAGGTTTGGAAGGTTTTGATACCAAGGATGCTTATGGTGGAACAGTTAAGAAGGATGCTGATGGTGTAGATCATTATTATCGTAATGGTAAAGAGTATAAGATTATGAGAAATACTCAGACAGAAATGGGTAAAGTATCGAATCTGATTACTGATATGACTCTGAAGGGAGCCACACAGGATGAATTAGCGAGAGCAGTTCGTCACAGTATGGTTGTAATTGATGCCGAGAAACACAAACTGGATTATAAGCAGAGTGAAATCGATAACGGTATCGCTTCTCTTAAGAAGAAGTATCAGGGAAATGTGGATTCAGAAGGTCGTTACCATGAAGGTGCATCTACCCTCATTTCAAGAGCAAAATCTGAGACACAGGTTCTTAAGAGAAAAGGTTCCCCGACAATCAATGAAGATGGTTCTTTGTCATACAAGTCTGTTAAGGAAGAGTATGTCGATAAGAATGGAAAAATTCAGGTGAGAACTCAGAAGAGTACAAAGATGGCTGAAACAAAAGATGCCCGTACACTTTCTTCAGGTACCCCCCAGGAAGAAGCTTATGCCGATTATGCAAATTCTATGAAGTCTTTAGCTAACCAGGCTCGTATGGAGATGATGAGTACAGGTAAAATTGCTTATTCTGCGTCTGCTAAGGCAACTTATTCTGAAGAAGTAAACTCTTTAAATGCTAAGCTGGATTTGGCTTTGGCAAATGCTCCTAGAGAGAGGCAGGCTCAGACAATGGCGAATGCTACTGTTGCGGCTAAGAGAAAAGACAATCCGGATATGACAAAAGCAGAAGTTAAGAAGGCAAGTCAGCAGGCTCTGGCACAGGCAAGGAGTTCTGTTGGGGCTAAGAGATCTAACATCGAAATTACGGATAAAGAATGGGAAGCCATTCAGGCCGGAGCAATTTCTGAGAACAAGCTTACGCAAATTCTGAATAACACGAATACCGATACTATTCGTCAGAGAGCGACTCCTCGTGCAAGCACTGCTCTGAGCACAGCTAAACAGAATCGTATCGCTGCACTTAGCGCATCTGGCTACAGCACTTCAGAGATTGCGGAAGCTCTTGGGGTTTCTTCTTCGACAGTTTCTAAGTATTTGAATGGAAAGGAGTGAACTAAGTAAGATGAGATTTGCGCTTACAACTTTTGATAATCCTTATGATCCGTTTGAACAGTTCACTCAATGGTTCATGTTCGATGAAGAAAAAGGTTATCACACAACTGCTTACCTTGGTCGAATTGCTCGAACATCGGATCAATTATCAGATGAAGAGAACAATAAGGAAGTAGAGCGAGCTATTGATGAGATAATCCGTTATGATTTTCAGAACATCTATCGAAAAGTTACAAGTAAATCAGAAACAAATGAACATAAAGAAAAAGCTTCCTAAAAGTGATTTCGTCGGCATATCAAAAGCCGAAACCACCGTGCATAACTAAAAGGGGTATAGGGGGGTGTCTAAAAAACATACCCCCACCCATATCGCGGCGGTCTTTAAAATTTCCCCGGAGGGCATTTT